GCGAATCGCCGGTGTATCCGCTGATTATCATCGCATTTGGTGAGCCGGACGACATGACCGGCGTGAACGGGCAGCGTTGCGGCGTTTCCGTGGAAACGCTGGTGTATGTGGTGGGCAAGGGCAGCTCAACCGCTCTGCCCCTACTGGCTGACCGGATTGATGCCCTGCTACACGGCGCTGGCGGTGGCCAGGTGATTACCATCACACGAGAGCGGCCGCTGCGGCGGTCGGGGTGGCAAGATAAGGTCCTTTATCGAAATTTGGGCGGGGCTTACCGCCTGGAAATAGGAGTGTAAAAAGATGGCTCAACCAGTTTTGAATACTGACTATAGCAGTACCAAGAAGCAGATTTTGCAGATTGCACCGGAAGCGACTGCGGGCACGCCAGCTACGACCGGCTATAAGCGGTTGCACGCGCTGAGCCTGGATGTGAACGCCGAGTTCGAAACGGAAATCGATACCGCCAAGGGTGCCAGGTTCCCAACCTCGCAGGTGCTGAAGAAAGACATGGCCAAGGCGGGGATCGGCGGCAAGCCGGATTTCAATGAGATTGATTTCGCGCTGGCCAGTGTGCTGTGCAAGCCAACGATCAGCGGCAGCGGGCCATCGTATACGCGGGTGTATGCCCTGCTGAATACTGCCCCGGGTGGTGAGACGCGGCAAACGTATACTGTGCAGGCTTCCACCGGTGGGCAGAATGAAACCTATGCGGGCGGGCTGCTGGCTGATTATCAATTGCAGTTCGACCGCGAAGCGGGCATTACCCAGGGCGGGAATATGCTGCTGGGCGCGTTGGACACGGCCACCGCGCTGGTGACAACCGGCGTGGCCGACATTGCCAAGTCGCCCATGCTGAGCAAGGGCGTGGATCTGTGGGTGGCTGATACGTATGCCGGGTTGGGGCAGGCGGGCAATAAGGTGTTGCTGCCATTCGCCTACACCTGGGGCATCAATGGGCGGGCAGAGGAGTATTGGGCGCTCAACAGCGCTTATGCAGGGCCGGCGATGTATGACGAGGGCGAAGGGCAGGGGTATGCCGGCAGCCTGAAAGTGCCCAGCATCTACGGCCTGCCGAAGTTTTTGGACAAGATTCGCCAGGGCAGTCTGGTATATATCCGGGCTGAGGTAGTGGGGAAGAAGCTATCCACCGGGCCGGATGTGTATGAGAAGCTGCGCATTGACCAGTGCTGGTTTGTGCAGGCGATCCCGACCGACAATTACAAGGCCGTGTACAGCAAGAATGTGGCGTTGGTGGGCGCACAAAGTGATGACGCCACCTGGCTGAAGAGCTGCGAGGTTACGTTGATCAATTCCATCGCGGGGGCGTAATGACCATAACGGTTGAGCAGCTCAAGCGAGTGAAGACAGTGACCGTGCCGTTTGGTGAGGAAAGCATCACGCTGCGGTATGTGCCCCGGCGTTGGGATGTTATTTTTGTTGAACGGCACAATGCGCTGATTGAGACTGAAACTGACGGCGGCCATGAACGGTATGTGTATACCTTGCTGACGGTGCTGGATGGGTGGGATGTGATGGAGGCCGGTGAAGCGGCAGCCATCAGCGAGGACCTTCTTCACCAGTTCGATGACGGCGTGCTGCTGATGATGTACCTGGCAGTGCGCAAAGACCTGGAAGCTGCCGAGGAAAAAAAAAGCAGTTAAGTGCCTGGGCGATGGAACCCACGTTATACGGCGGGATCACGCCGGCGGGATTGATTGACGAGTTTATTGGTCTGGCTGACTGGGCCGCCCTGGCGAAACACCTGAACTGTTCGGTGTTTGAACTGCTGGGGCGGCCTGATTGCACTGAATGGATGGATGTTTGGCAGCGCAGCCAGGCAGTGCTGGCAGAAATGAGCGAGGTGGAGCATGGGCGTTGAAGCATTTGAACTGTATGGCTCGGTAAAGATAAAAGAGGCCGAAACCGCGCAACGGCAATTGGGGGCTGTGTCCACGCAGGTGGATAAGACACAGGCCTCGATGGAAAAGGCCGGCGGGCGGGCTGAGAAATTCAGCGGGCTGCTGGGCGGTCTGGCGTCTGTGGTCGGCAAGGCTGGCATTGCGGTCGCCACGTTTGCGACCGTGTGGGATCAGGCAATGAGCCTGGGTAAGCAGGGCGCGGCGGTATCGCAAACGGCAGAGTCATTTGAGGGGTTGGAGAAACGGATTGCCGGCACCACCGACCTGCTGCCCAAGCTGCGGACGGCCAGCCGGGGGACGGTTGACGACCTTAAGTTGATGTCTTCGACCACGGCACTGGTGAGCGGCACCAGCGGCAAGCTGGCCAAGAGCCTGATGGGGGCGACCCCCCAACTGCTGGAGATGGCCAAGGCCGCCAGCAAGTTGAACCCAACACTGGGCGATACCACCTATATGTACGAATCGCTGGCGCTGGGCATCAAACGTGGATCTCCGATGATCCTGGATAACCTGGGCATCACGGTGAGCATTGAACAGGCCAACCGGGCGTATGCGGCCAGCATTGGCATAGCCGTGGAGCAACTGACCAAGGAGCAGCAGCAGCAGGCGCTGTTGAACGCTGTGCTGGATAAGGGGCGGATTCTGATTGAGCAGGCCGGCGGGAGCACAGAGAGCGCGGCTGATGCCTTTGCGCGGATGGACGCGAACATAAAGAACCTGACTGACAGCATGAAGGCGCGCCTGGCACCGTCTCTAGCCAATGCGGCCACGGCGTTGAATTTGATCCTGACCGGTGGGCAGCAGGTGGAGGATGTGTATCGGGCGCAGGAGCAGCAGGTATTGAAGTCTGCTCAGGGCTACCAGGCTTATGCGCGGGCGGTGTTGGAGGCGCGCGTGCGGGGTGGCGAGCTGACCGAAGCGCAGAAGGATGCATTGGTGCAGGAAATTGAGACTGGAAAATTCCAAGAGGGATTGACCAGACTGTTTGGGGTGAAATCCGAGGCGGCGTATAAAGCGAGCCTGGCGTATGACCGGTACGCGGGCACGTTGAACCGGTATGCTGATATTGAGAAGATGTATGCGGTGAGTGTGGAGGAGGCCGAGGCGCAGGCAGCGGATGCGCGCAAGGCAGCCGTGCGGGCCATTGAGGATTACCGTGATGCGATGGATCGCGCGCAGGAGAGCGCACGAGGGTTTTATGTTGAGCAAAGTGGGCTGGCTGAATCGCTGAAAGGCGCGACCAATGCCGAGCTGGGCAGGCAGGCGATTGAGCAGCTCAATGCCTCGATGCAGGCCGGGAAGATCGGCACGGAGCAGTACAAGACAATGGTGGAGGATGTGCAGCTCTCTTTTGGCCTCGCAACAAAGGAAAGCCTGGCGCTGGCTGATAATATTGCCACCATCACGGCTGCGGCTGAGCAGGGGGTGATTCCGGCGGATAAATTATCTGAGGCGATTGGTGCGCTGAAGACGGATGCCAAAGATGGGAGCGTGGATCTCTCCAAGATTCTTGTCTCGCAGGGCGGCAAGGATGTGGACATTAAGCCGTTTCTGGATGCAGCAGAAGCGCAAAAGACCAAAACCAAGGATCTGGCCGATGCCAAGGGGCAGCTAAGCGACAGCGCCGGGCTGCTGAATGACAAGCTGGGCGTTTATGACCAGGTGCTGGGCACGAACAAGGACAACGAAGAAAAAGCCGCGAAGGCTGCCCTGGCGTATCGGGATGCGGTTGAGGAGCTGCGCAAGAAGATTGAGCTGCTCAAAGATAAGACGGTGAAGGTAACGGTTTCCACTTTGAGCACCACGGCGAGCGCCCCCAACCAGCCAAGCAGCACCCCGCCGGCACAGGGTAATGCCAGTGGGGCTGATTTCATTGTGCCTGCCGGGTACCCGCACGATTCTTACCCGGTGCGGGTGCAATCTGGTGAGCGTGTGACTGTGACGCCGGCGAATCGGTTGGACAAGGGCGGCCGCGGCAGTGGCTTGCAGGTGTATGGCAATATGACCGTTATTGTGCAGGGCGCGGGCGGGGTGACGGCTGATCAGATCATGGCGCAGGTAGGAGCGTAGGTATGTATTTAAAGCCGATTAGTTTTGATGGTTTTTCCCTTTCATCCGGCGGGTATACGGCGATCATCCCGGAGGATGCGCCGGCAAGCTGGAAGGCTCAGGTGGTGGAAAACAAGCGAGTGAACGCATTTCCGCAGTTTGCCAGTGTGGAGATGGATGGCGTTACCCTGCCGATATTGGTCAAGATTTTGGCGGGTGGGAGCCTGCTGGCGCTGAAAAAGGCGTTTGACCCATCTTCTTATGTGCTTCCCAGGCCGAAGAAGTTGATTGTGCAGGATGCGCAGGGCGGATTTTGGAGCTGCATGGCGGTTGCCCAGAACCTGATTAAGAGCAGCCAGCGCCAGGTGACAGCGCTGCTGCGGGTAAGTGAACCGGTGTGGGTAAGCGAAACGCTCACCAGCGTGTCATGGACCGTGCCCGGAGCGGATAAAGCCATTACGGTTGCCGGCAACACCTGGGCACTGCCTACGTTCCGGCTCAAACCGACCGGCGCCAACCCTGGAAACTATGCTCACAACGAGCCGATCACGGTGCTGAATAAGAGCGGGGCGCGAGCGGTGCAGTTCCCGCTGCAGATCGTCGGCAACTGGAATACGGCGGCGTTGGTGACAGCCGGCACGCTGAGGGCTGACTGCGCCGATGTGCGCATGCTGGTGGATGATGTTGAGGTGGATGCGTGGGTGATCAATCCAAACACGGCGGACACAGACATCTGGATCAACGTCAACCTGGAACCCAAAACCGAGATCAAACTGGGGGCGAGCATACCAGCCAGCGGGGCAGTGGGGGAGGTGCAATTTGTTGCCGGCAGCCAGGCGGCGCTGAGCAAGCTGAGGCCCGGCGGGGCGTTTCGCATTGACAGCGAGGTTTTCACGTATAGCGGTGTAGCGCCGACTCTGTCCAAGATTGGCGGTGTGACGCGCGCGCAGCGGAATACCAGCGAGGCGGCACATGCGGCCGGGGCGACGGTGTATTTTATTGAGCATGATGTTCGGTTGCTGTGGGGAAATGCGGCGGCCAGCGCGCGGGTGAACGATGATTCGCGACGGCCGGCCTTTGACCTGACGGCCAGCGACAATACGCAATGGGTTTATGCGCAGTTTGGGGATAAGGCGCAGTTGATGAGCGCCACCTGGCGGCCATCTGCCAGCAGCGTGGGCAAGGTGAGCGGGATCTACACGGACGAGCTGAACGAGTTTGATGAGGTTTGGCCGGCGGATGTGATGGGCGCCGAAGCCACCACCTACCTGAGCAAGGGCAAGGTGGTGGGGGATACGGTGAAGATTGCATGGGATCTGTATTGCCCGTTTGGTTTTTCGGCCGTGGCTATCACGGCTGCAAAGAAGTATCGAGTGGGAGCCAAGTGGCCTGTATTGACGTTGCAGAAGAGTGTCAACGGGGCGTCCTGGATCACCCTGGCCACTGAAAGCATGCCGGTGAATGAATCCACCTGGACGGATTACCAGGTGGCTGAGGTGAGTACCGGAGCCAGCGCCACCTATGTGCCCACCTGGTTGCGCCTCTCTTTTGCGGGCTTGGTGGCAGCTACAGCCGGCGCGGTTGGACGGGTGGAGGTGCGCGATGCGGTTGTAAAGCTACAGACAGCCAACATGCCCAGTATCACACGGGGCACGGAGATCGGCAACGTGCAATTGGAGGCTACGCTGAGCAATACGGCGTCCGGGGATGCAATCAACATTGTGTATCCGGCGGCTGTGAATAAAACCCTGGTGGTAGATACTGCAAACAAGGTGATTACCTACGAGGGCCAGGCCGCCGACAAGGCGCTGGGCAGTTATCCGCCACGCGGCGAATGGCTGCCGTTGCTGCCGGGTGCCAATGCATTGCAATATACCGGCGTGGGCAGCGGGCCGGTGGATGTGACCATCGAATACCGCGAAAGGATGGTGTGGTAATGGCCTCTGTCATCCTGGTGTTTGATCGATTTGGGGTGAAGATTGGCGAGTTTACCCAGAATGCACGGCGTGAATGGCTGCTCAATGAGCCGGGGGAGGCGCAATTTTCGCTGAGCGCGGTCGCTGAGCTTGCGCGGGTTGGGCCGCGGCTGGCGAGCATGTTGCAATTTGGCAACCTGGTGCACATTCCGGGCATGGATGGGTTGCCCGATTGGACGGGAGTGATTGAGCGGCGAGATTGGCAGGGGGGGATTGTTACGGTGACGGCCAGGGGCGCCGAGCAGGTGCTGGCGTTTGCTTCGCCGGATGCGATCAGCAAGCAGACGGGGCCGGCGGGGGGAATGTTTGCGAAGATCCTTGAGCTGGTCAACCGCCAGGTGGACACCACGATCAGGCCGGGCAGCGTTTTCAGCGGCGGAACACGCCGGGAGGAAACGCTGGAAGGGGTTGATTTGCTGACCGAGGCGCAGCGGATTGCGGAACGCAGCGGCCATGATTTTGATGTGACGGGGGTGGTGAGCGCGGCCGGGTTGGGGCTGGTGGGCAATTGGTATGAGCGTAAGGGCATTGACAGCGGGTTGGTGTTATCGGAGGGCGGGAATCTGGCGGCGCCGGGCGGGAATTTGCTGACCGAGGATGCTGCGGATCTGGCCAACCGGGTGATCGGATGGCCCGATTCGGCGACCGGCAGCAGCCGTAAGCCGGTGATTGTGACAGACGATGAGAGTGCGCGTGTCTATGGGGCGCGATGGGCGGGTGAATCGTATACCAATGTGACGGAGGATGACACGCTGCTAAAGCATTGCCAGACGGTGATCCGGCGGCGGGGAAAGCCGACGCGGTTGGTGGGCGGGGCGGTGCTGAAAGACTTTGATCGGGTGCGGATTGGGAATCAGGTGAGGGCGGTGTTGTATTCGGCTGGCATCCGCGATGATGGCAGCCTGGGCTGTGAGCTGAGTATGCGGGTGGTGGGGGCGCGTTTTGATGATGATGCCCCCGATAGGATGGAGCTGGCTTTGGAGGAAAATTGAACGGGATTGAGCGGAAATTAAACCCACGGAATATGATGGATGCCGGCCGGAAAACGCGGGCGGCGGTGCGGGCGGTGAAGAGCCGCGATATTGTGGCGGAGAGCCTGGAAGAGATCAGCGATGATCTGGGGACGCAGCGGGCGGGCGCATTTATCGCCGGGGATGGCGACCCGGAGGCCGGCACCCTGGTGGGCACGGCGATGATGTGGCCGCCGTTGGAAGTGGAATTGGCTGGGCAGGTGTACCAGTTTACGCTGGTGGGGATGAACGGGGGGACGCTGCAATTCGCGCTGAGCGCGGTGGATGGGGCGGCTGTCTTTGCCGGCGGTGCTGGTACGATTGATGAGGCTGGCATTACGCTGAGCGGGATTTTGTATGCGCTGCGGCATTTTGCGGCTGCTGCGGATGGCACGAGCCGCAGATTTGGTGCGATGGAGATGTATTACCCAGCCGGGCAGTCGGTGCCTGCCTTGCGGCTGGCTTTCAGCAACGACCCGACTGATAACCTGGTTGCTGATGGTGGGTTTGAGAGTGTGCCCAGCGGTTGGCAACTGGCGCATGCCGGCACCTGGGGGGGCAGCGATGTGGTGGAGATTGCTGCTGCCGGCGCATATGCGGGCGCGAAATGTGGGCACATTGGGCTGGTGAACCCTGCAGGGCAGAACCAGGCGAAGAGTGCGACGATTACATCCGGGAGCTTTACGGTTGTCGCGGGTAACAAATATGAGCTGGGGTTGAAATATAAATCCGGGCCGAATGCCTCGCTGCGCCCGGGCATTATGCAGCGGGTGAGTGTGGTATGGCGGAATGGCAGCGGCGGGGTCATCATCTCTACCGACCTGGATTTGCCTGCAAAAACGGCCTGGACGGATAAGACGCTGGCATTGACTGCGCCCGCAAATGCGGCCAGCGCGCTGGTGCAGGTGGTTATGGGGCACGATCAGGAAGGCGGGCTGCTGGCGAGCAGCGGGGATGTGTGGGTGGACGAGATGCGCCTGCTGGAAAAGAGCGTCGATTTCTGGCTGGCATTTACGCCTGACCTGGTGTATTCCCATGGTCTTTGGCCGCAGGTGGCCGGGTGGATGGCCGATCAGATGAGCGGGGCGACTGTGGCGCGGACGATCCACGCCAGCCAGGAGTGTAGCGCCGTCTGGTGGCAATCGACGCCGGCTAATGGGAATGAACGGCTGATCAACCTGGTGCTGGAGAAGGGTACTTGGACGTTGGTGCTGATTGGGGAGACGGCCAACACCTGCGGCAAGTGCGATGTGTATCTGGATGATGTGCTGCAGGGCAGTACGCTGGATTGGTACAGCTCGGCGGTGGCATACAACGTGGAAAAGAGCGTGACGGTGGCTGTTTTGACAAGCGGACAGCACACGTTGAAGCTGAAGGTGAACGGCAAGAATGCCAGTTCAACCAATTATCAACTGCGCCTGACACGGGCGCGCATGAGCAAGTAGAAGAAAGGAGTCTGGTATGAGAAAGTTTTTGGCTTCGGTGGTTGTATTGGTGGTGCTGGTGCTGAATGCGCCAGCGTTGGTGAGTGGGATTGTTGGCCGGCCGCCAAGCGGGCCGGCGCCGCGCGCAGAGTGTGGGCCGAGGCCGCCGCGCGGGGGTGCGCTGCCGGATTGGTGTAAGGTGCGGTAATCAAACAGCGCCCCCCAGCATCCTGGGGGGCGCTGTGGTTTTGGGCGGGGGATTATTTTTTCATGGCGGCGTCGATCAGCGCGCGGATGGTTTCGCTGGCATTCCCGCTCGATCGGAGCCACTCAATTTGCTTCGCATCCAGCAGTACGGAATACATGCGCATCTTCTGGCCTGACAGCGTTGGGCGGCCTGGACTGCGGCGGGGTGAAAATTCTCCGTCGTTGATGAACCTGGCAAAATCATCGCCGATTTGGTTGATTGCCTCGAGACCAGATATTTTGCCAGCCTTGACCGCGCGCACAATCCGATCTGGGACATCAAAATGCCGTGGGCTTTTCTCGTCTCCGAAGGCGGCCGCGACGCGCTGTAGGTATTCCTCGTTTGGGATGGGAGCGCCTTGCGGGCCGAACTCCCCCGATCGGTTTACTGGATCCAGCCCGCTAAGGCCGAATTTTCTGGCGCGCTCGGACCAGGTGAGCTGGTCGTCCACCATGATGCTGAGTACGTCATCGCTATCCTCGGTATCTGAGATTACCACGGATGTGGTGCCCTCGTTTTCCCACACCATCAAGCGGTTTTGCTCGCGCACGGCGGCCAAAAGCATTCTGGCATTTTCATTGATGGCTTGCTCGTCAAAACTAATTTTTGTTTCCATGGTCTGCTCCCTGTTTCTTTCTTGCCGGCCTATTTCCCGACCGGCGGGGATGATTTGAATTTTTGGCTGCGTTTACTTCACTTCATGACAACCCACTCAAAGTCCTCATAAATCTGGGCATCGATTTCCCGAATGGTATCCTCGTCCCACGTCTCATCCTCGGCGTCCAGAATGGTGAGCTTGCTGTAATTCCCCTGCTCGACTACGATTTCCGCATTCGGAAAGCGCTTCAAAAGCGCAGCGGTCAACATCTGCTCGTATTTTTCAGCCGAAGCCTGAATATCCATTCCATCAGTGGTGCTGCTGTCATAACCCAGAATGCCGTCCAGTTCGTAGATCGATTGAATTTTCATTTTGTTCTCCTGTTTTTTCTGCACCGCTTTGTTTGATGTGCTTATTATATATTGATGTATATGAAATGTCAATACCCCAAAATACAAAAAAGGCCTATCAATTTTCTTGATAGGCCTTTTTTTTAATCCGATATTCTGCCGCCCACCGCGTACCCTGGCGAGTGCATTGAAACCTTCCATTGGGGGGGCGACCATCCGACCGGGTAGGGGTGGCCTTCAACAAACTGCTGCCTATACATCAGGTATTCCTGTGGAAGTGCGTGGGTGAGGACGCCATCCCGAATCACTGTTTCTTCGGGCGAGAAATCTGCGGGCGTCACCTCCCAGTCGGCGATTTCCCCCATGCCGATGGCCCGCCGCTTTCCCAGAAAGGAAATATTTTCCAGCAGGCGCAGGATGGCAGCCTTGTTCCCGTAGCAGCGCGCCTCCCATACTGTGCAGACCGCAGTTGGGATGGGCAGCCGCCGATCCATCCAGCGACCGGTGTTGTTCTTGATGCCGCGCGGCTCACAGTAAACCGCCTGCGGTGCGCGTTTATGCGTGTACACCATGTCTCTGGCAGTGACGCCCAGCGGATGAAACACAGAGGCTGCCCATAGCGGCAGCGATTCCAGAGATTGCCAGAGCATGCGCACCGGGATTGGCAGCCAGTATGGCTCATCGGAGGGCGGCAGGCCGGCGCCGTTGGTCACATGATCTACCACGCAACGCGCCAGCAGGTTGTCCAGGTACACCGGATCATAGGCCACGACCGGGGAGCCTGGGCGCAGATGCGCGCGAACCAGCAGCGGCTCATAGGGAATGCCGGCGAATGCCACGGTATAGCGATCCATGCCATCAATCTGTTTCATGTCCACCTCGCCAGTTCAGGGAAGCGGTTGACCAGCTTCCTGTAATTTTCCGGGTCGCGCTCGCGCAGCTCGGCCAATTGCCCAAATGCGATCATGGCGCGCCCCCCCAAACGTGTTTTCGTGCGCGCGTAAAAACCCTTTTCGTACCCGGAGAGCAGTGGTATTTGATATCGAGTCACGTAGGCTGCTATATCTGCTTCGCGCCAATCGGCCAGCGGGCAGGAGCGATAGACGCCCTTGATACCGCCGGATTGGTACTGGCGAATGGCATGACCATTCATGCGGATTTTCAGCCAGGCCCGGCGAAAGCTCGACTCCTCTGCTCGTAGCCCGATAAAAACGCCGTCCCAATCGCCAGAGGTGTGGAGGTATTTTTCCCATTCACCTTGGAATGTCTGATACTGCTCATAGAATGACGCGTTTTCCCATCCCGCCGCAAAAACGTGGTCGACATGGATCTCTTGAAAGTCCATCTCTGGAAACTGATCTCTCCACCATGTCAGAACGTCATCAATATTACTGTGCAGCAGGCGTGTTTCTCCACCGGTCAGAATCCGCACAGATGCTCGTGGATTGACTGATAGTACCTGGTGCAGCATGACGGCAGAATCTTTTCCGGCAGAAAACGCGACGTACGGCGACCTGCAGAGGGTGTAGGTGTATTCAATGCAGCCCCTGGCCTTTTCCAGCATCCGCTGAAACACAGGCAAGCGCGTGCGCATGAGATAAGCGGCGCGCTCGATCTCGCTGGTCATGAGACCACCCGCGCGTTGGTGCCCAGCGTGCCGTCCAGGATGCACTCGCGCAGAAAATCGCGATTTTCGCTCAGGTACTGCTCGTACTCGTCCCGCGCAGCATCAAATTGCACAGGGTGCTCAATCCATCCAGCGCCCACCACGCCAAAGCCGCGCGCGCTTTGGCCTGCTACGACCGGATTGCTGCCCAGGTATGTCTCCAGCGCGGACGCCAATGCCCCGACAGTGATTGTTCTGGCGTAAGGCTTCACAGAAAACCGAACCAGGAATTGCGTGCCGGGCACCAGCGTCTCGAAATTGTAGATCATCTGGCCAGCTCCCTGAGGGGTGGCCTGGCGGGTATGGGTTATGTCGTCCAGCATATCGAACGCACTGACGCCGGCGTTGGGCAGCGTCTCGCAGATACCGGACAGCGCGGCTTTATTCTCTCGGCAGACCAGCCAGGATGAGACCGCCAACATCGATTCGCCCAGATCAAACGAATCGCATACGCCACCCAGCAGATCGAGAATCGGGTATTTCTCACGTGCCTTGAGTGCCAACTGGAACGAATTTGACGGCTGTTTTGCTCCGGCGCGGATATTGCCGCCATTGTAGAAAATTGCTTCCGCCTCTACTGGCAGTTTGGCGTCACGCGGGATCTCCAATGCCCCGAAAAGATATTCCCAACCAGGTGCGCGCACCAATTGGTGGCGCATGGAGTTCGATGAGACGGCCGGAACGTCCAGCACCAAGCTGCCGCCGAGATCCAGACGGCCGGAAGGGAACTCAGGCGCAATCATCTCATCCGGATCGAACAGCATGCCAGCCGCGGCAGCGTATTTCTCGCTGGTGTGCTTGATTGAGGTGTGCCACACCCGCGCGATTGTGATGAGGCTGCGGTATTCCCGCTGCACAGACGACACTGCCGCAAACTGCACGCCAGCCGGCAACGCAAAGAACAGCATCAGCGCATCATCCACATGCCCCGGGTGAATGGGGAGCTGCATGTCGCGGCATAGATTCGCCCAGAAGGTGCGCAGATTGGAGGATTTTACTGCGGCAGTACGCGCCCGGCTTTCCAGTAGGGAGTAGCGTTCCATGCCAGAAAACAGCCCTACTCCATCCAGGCTATTGTAGGTATCCATCAACAGCCGCAGCAGCGCAGTGGCGCAAAAATCTACAAAGCCCATGCCGGAAAATGCCTCACTGATGGCTTGTGGAATCTTGTTTGCGGCGCAAAATCGCGTCACCACATCGGCCGATATATCAACGGCCAGCGCATCGTGCTGCATGATCTGCCGCTGGCGATTGAAGGTGAGTACATTGGAGCCATCGTTCACCGCTGGATCGTGATGGGAAATTGGGCTGAGCGCGGTGAGTAAAATTTCTGCAGTAATGGCGTTCGGTTTCATGTCTATTCATCCTTTTGCGCGGCGATAATCGCCACTGAAAATTCGTTTGTGTGTCTCATGGTGGATAAAACCCGTTCCAACTCCACGGTGTTTTTCATCCCATAGGCCTGGGCTTGTTTCAGATTTGACATGACGTTTGTAGCAATGGAAGGTTTTGAAAACCCCTGTTTGTACACCTCCTCGATAAAGCGCATGTATTCAACCAGCTTTTTCCAGTTCACGACCAAATTGCCGGATATATTCTGGCTGTTGTCGTGTACATAGACAGACGTTGCCGGCCCGATGGACGAAACGCGCGCCCGCGGCCATACCCGTTTCTTTGGATCTGTGTTGATGATGATGAGGCATTGCTGGGGCGGTACATTGGCGCATAATGCGATCAGGTCGGCCAAGACCATGCGCTTTTGTTCCAGCGCGGCCTTTCTGCTGATCAGCGGTCTGTACCCATACTCACCAACACAAAATACCAGCCCGACATTCCACATTCCCTTCCAGGCTTCGCCGACCTCGGCCGCTACATAGCCTACGGTTTGTCCGCCCAAAAGATCAATGAATTCCCCGGTGCTGTCCGGGATGACATCCCACACCCAATAACCGAAATCAAGGGGTTTTCCGGTCATCAGGCATCTTGTTCCGGCTGGCACTTCTCCAGGTGCCGTTTCCAAAGCCGGCAAAGAAAGCGTTTTGCATAAATACTCTGCTGTGTTCATTCTTCGTCTCCGTAGTAGCCACCCCGGCCGCAGGATTTTGCGAAGGCTGCCTGATTGCTGAGGCACAGGCGGCGCAGGGATTTGCGGTCTGCGGATGGGCAGGCATTGCTGAGCTGGCGGTTGAGCTGGGCAGCGTGGGGGAAATCGCGGGCGTAGGCCAGGTGGCGGGTGCGGTCGTTGCCGTTTTCCCAGGTATAGGTGACGGCGCGCAGCTCGAACGCTCCGCGGCCGTAGTTGTAGGTCCAGTAGACCGGCCAGTTGTTTTGGGCGGATTCGGTGATGGCTTTGGCTATTTTGGGGGTGATTACGTTGATCTGAACAGATTGCATGGGGGCTCCTATCGCTTTTTATAACAGACGTGGTGATGCCACTCGCCCCGGTGGCGCTGCCATATTTTCGCTTTGCAGGATGGGCAGGTGCAGCGGCATTGGGCGTAGGTTTTGCCGCACAGGGCGCACTTGCGACGGGTTTGGGCCACCGATTCTTGGCCGTTGCGGCTGCCTGGGATGGTGGTGAGCATGTTATTTATCCCCTTCGCTGGTTGCCGGTTGGCTGCTGAGCACCTCCGAAACGTAGGAGGGCGATGCACCGGCGATGATGGCAACGGCCGAAGCGGAGAGCTGTGGCCAGGTGGATGCGGCGGCCAGAATTCGCTGGCGCTTTTCTTCGGCGAAGAGGGCACCGAACAGATCACCGGCGGCAGCGAAGCGAACTTCGGCGGCGGCGGCTCTTTCTTCGGCGCTGCGGGTGCGATCTTCGGCGGCCTTCATCTGGCGCCGAAGTTCGGTGTTCACCCGCAGCGCTTCCGACAGGGCCGGATCGTCGGCGCTGTCGGTCTCGGCTTCGTTTGATAATACGCGGGCGAAGAGCAGCGAGACAATGGGCAGGATGCCGCCGAAGGCGATTTGATAGACCTGGGGGGCGATGCCCCAGGCGGCGAAGATGGCAAGGGACTGACCGAACTGGACAGAGTGGGCCAGGTTGGCGAGTGCGCTGACGCCCACGCTGATGATGAGGCCGGCCGAATATGCGTTGAGGTATTGGTAAGCAAAGCGGGATCTGGGTGAGAGACGGCGCGGGGTGGCTTCGATGTGCCTGGCCAGTTTGTGGGTGAGGACTGCGATGGACGCCTCGAATGCGATTGCGCCGGCCCAGGCCGCGCCGGTTCCCCATGGGCTGGCGGGTTCAAATTGCATGAAGAGCCATGCAGTGTGGGGAGCGAGTACGGCCAGGAGCAGGCCGTACACGGTCCAGAGCAGGCGGGTGGTGGTTTTGCTTTGACCGGGCATTTATCCCTCTCCTTTTTCTTCCGTTTCTGCGGAAACGGGGTTTGAGGTGGTTTGAGGTGGTTTGTGATGGTTTGTGATGGTTTGAGGGGTTTGAGAAATGGCGTCCAAAACCCTGGGAGACAGATGCCGGCAACGCGGGTTTTGCGTGGAGGGCACGATCAGGCCGCGGGTTTGCCAGTCATCGAGCAGTGTGCGGGCGTGGTGTTCGCTCATGCCCCAATGCACCAGAATCGGGATGCTGAGCCGGTTGGATGTTTCGGCCTGCGCCCGACAGGCGAGGGAGAGTTCATCACGGGTGAGCAGGTGATTGACCTTGATGGCGGGCAGCTCAACCGCGAAGGCGCGCGCTGTGATGAGGTTGGCGCTGTGATAGATGAGCAGATGACCAGGTTCTTTGGGCAGCTTTTCAGCCCCGCCCGCGCCGAGGATGATGCGGCTGTCTTCGCCCTTGGCGACTGGCATGGCGATGCGGGTGACGAGATTGGCGCGGAGCTGGCCAGGGATGGCATTTGCATCGGGCCGCTGGATGCCGATGACCGGGTGGACACCGTAGGCGCCTGCCTGGCGCGTGAGCTGGGTGAGTGTTTCGGCCTGGGCGTTGGTGAGATCGGCAACCTCGTCCAAGATCAGGACGAGGGGAGGGAGCGGGGTGACTGCCGGCAGTGCGTTGTATTCGGAAAGTGACACCGCGCCAACCTGGGCGAAGAGCGTTGCACGGCGATCGGCTTCGGCCCGGACGACGGACAGGGTTGCATCGAGACCATCCGGCGGGATGATGGAGATAGCGCTTCCGCCTGCGTACCGGTTGAACTCATTGCCGCTTTTTCCGTCCCACAGATAGAGCCGGCACGCTCCACCGTTCTGCAGCGCCTGGATGAAGCCGTGCAACACGCGGGTTTTGCCCATGCGCCGGGCGCCGCCGATGAGGACGGCATCCAGCTTGAGCAGGTCGAGCCAGAGCGGGCCGGCGGTGGTATCTCCGATGGGAACATGGGTGGGGGAGGGCTGTTGTGTCAGGTCCAGCGGTTGGGTGGTTGGTTTGTGGCGGGGTGGTGTTGGGGAATAACCCACCTGGTAGAAAATTCCGCGGGTGTTTGTCTTTTGCACGCGGACGCCGCCCAGGGTTGTGGATAGGTGGTGGACAAAACGGTCTGACAGCAGGGCATCGATGTTACGGATATTGCCGGGGTTTACGCTGATGACGGCGCGGTCTGGCAGTGCCCAGAGCCAGAACGAGGGCTGCGCCGGATCTGCGAGGTGGGGGCGCAGCAGGTGCAACACGGTGGCGGCAATGTGGTGGGGGCTGTAGGTGGTGGTGGTCATGGTTCCAACTCCTTCCATTCAGCATCCAGTATGGTCTGGGTATCCTCCGGCAGGGCGGGGCGCTCTGATGATGTGTAGATGCGGAACGGGGTACTGACTGGCGCGATTTGGGTTAATTGACTCTCGCCCGATGAGCGGGGCGGGCGGGGGGCACCCGGCAGGCCGCGGTGCAGGGCGTCGATAGCCTGATCGCGCTGGGTGACGGCTGGATCTGCGGTGTTGGGTGGCACGGCTGGCAGCCGGCCGGTGCTGATGATGGGGCCTGGGACACGGTCGGGGTCGATGATGTTGTGCCCGTCAAACAGGATCGGGGCATCGCCGCGCAGATCGCGCTGGATGATTTGGGGCCGCCTGGCCTGGGCAGTGGCGAAGAGCACGACCATGGCCAGGAGGAGAATAAACGTGAGGGCGATGATGACCCAGGGCGCAATGGCGCGCACCTGGTTGACTGATTTTTCGCGTTCCAGCGCCAACCGGTTGCTCTCAGCGATGATGGCTTGCTGGGTCTGTTGTGCCATGATGGCGGCCACGTCGGCGGTAGCCTGGCGATCGTAGGCCTGTTGGGTGGATTGGCGCTGCCAGGCATCTGCTGTGGCGGTCTGGGATGCGTAGACGCTGGCGGCGGTGGCGGTCTGGGCGTCTGCTATTGCTGCTGCGGTTGCGGTGGCCTGCCATGCCTGCTGAGTTTGATGCGCGGCGAGATCCCAGGCCTGTTGGGTTGATTGGGCCGCGCTGGCGGCGGACGTGGCGGTCATGCGGCCGTTGTAGGAATCGGCGGTGGCCTGGGCATTGGCAGCCTGCGCCTGAGCCATATCGAGGGCACGCTGAGCCGCGACGGCTTTGGCGTACAGCTCGGCCGAGTCGGGGGTGGCGGTGATGATTGAACCGTCCGGGTTTAATTGGAAATTCGCCGGCTGCGGGGAGGCTGTGCAGCCGGCAAGAAGCAGCAATAGGATTAGAACGTATTTTCTCATTACCACTCCTGGAATGGATCGCCCTCCTGCGGGGTGGGGGATGGGGGCTGATGGGGCAGGGCGCGCTGCGGGATATTTGGCAAGGCCGCCATGGATTGCATCATTTGCAACATGATCCAGCGCTCGAAAGCGCGGTCTATGGTGGACTGGGGTGGGTTGCCGGCCGGTAAACGGCCCCAATTGGCATTTGGGCCGGAGACCCATTGACCGGGTGCCCGGACGTTGTCATCCTGCTCGCCGGGGTATGATGGCACGATCAGGCTGCGGCTGGCGGCTTTGCGTTTGCGCACCTGGTAGACGGCATAGAGGGCGAGCAGGGAAATTGTGAGCATCAGCCCGGCGCCTACGATGGCGGCCAGTGCCATGCTGCTGGCTGCCTGACCGGCCGCGGACACTTGAGCCGCGCGGGCGGCTTCGATGGCCGCCTGGGCCTGGGCCGCGCTGGCGGCGGATGAAGCCATGCTGGCGGCCAGAGCAGCCAGGACCAGCACGGCGATCAGGATAACGATCAGAACGGGCATGGTATACCTCCGGGTGATGGGTGGGGATTGTGTTTGATAACATGGTTTCGATAACTAACATTATCGAAACCGATTTGATGAGCAGCCAGGATTTGAACCTGGACGGTGGCTATGGAAGCTCCTTGACCGTTTTGGCTTCCGTTTTTCGGCTATCGGCCACACACATGGAGTTGCTCCACCAGCGCCGGGAATGCTCTCGACCGAGCTTCAACAGCTTCCATTCTGCTGCGGTGTGGACTACTACACCGCCACGCCTATGGCGTTTTCCAGCCTCTCGTTCGCGCCTTCCCGGGTTGGGTCTTTTGTATGACATGGAATTACCTCCGGTACTGTTACCTCGTGTGCCTACTCAACGGGCGTGTCTCACCACGCCGCTGCTCAATTTGTTGTTGCGGGCTGTCACGCCGCCCTTGTCGCGTTCTTTGCCTGTATCTGCTTTTTGGGGAGTGTTCAAGACGCTATTCGTTTTTTTTGTAGGCGCAGACCAAGGTGCATTGAAGATTACCGGCCTTTCGGCAAAAGCAGCCCGCCACTGGCCATATAAACCGGGCGGGTATGTAACGCTCTGACTGGGTGTAGTACATGGCGTCCGGCGCTGGATGACGCTAACCGCCTGGATATGCAGAGCGTATTGGACTTAGTTGGGGGCGCTGCGCATGGCCTCCACCGTGGGGGATGCCGCGCAGCAGAGGCGGACGATGTCTTTCCAGGAGATGGTTGGTTCGTGGTTGAGATAATATCTTACATTCTCGGCAAGTTGGACAATTTCGGCGGGCGGTATCCGGTCGGGGGAGAGGTTGAAATCTATCAGGGTTTCGGTGATTACCTCGGTGATTTGCCCCCAGGTGATGGTCATGGCGGGGTGCGATGGTGACAGGTTGACCTGGGCCAGCGTCTTGGCGACTTCAAATGACAGGTTTTCTTTGACAGTTGGGTACATGGCGGCTCCTATTGGGTGGGGTCTGGTGAGGAAAAGCCGGGCAGGCCGGCAACGTTGAAGACAGCGGTATAGCGATTTCTGGCCTCGTCTGCTGTGAGGGCGTTCATATCGGGGTTGTGGATGTCGTTGGCGAGTTTCAGCCCCAGTTGATAGGCGATTTCTTCCAGCAGGTCCAGCTTGTGGTATTCCCAATCGAGGGGGAATTCCATGTCGCGGGCGCGGTAGTCGATTAGGCGCCAGAGCTGGCGCCATATGTATGGGTTTTGCGAAATCAGGGCCTGCGCCATGATTTTGGCGGTGTCGTCGCGCATGGCCAGGCTTTCGGCTTTATCCTGGCGCTTTTGCTGGCGAGCCTGGCGATTGATGGCATCCATGTCCTCCAACGTAATGGGGGCGGTGGCGGGCGCGGGTTCGGTTGGCTGGCTGGCTGGGGCGGTTGGGGCGGTTGGGGCGGTGATGCTCTTCAGGTCTTGGGCGGCCAGTGCCGTCTGGCAGGTGCAGCGGCCAGATGATTTGGAGCAGATGACCATGACATTTGGATATCCGGCTTCCACGCCGGCGTTGTGATGGTACACCAGGCGAAGATTTGGGCATTTTGCGTCTCGTGCGGCCTGCAGGTGGCCGGGCGTGGGATTTGTGATGCGGCCGTCCCAGCGCACTTCAGGCTCAATGAGGCTGTCGTCTTCCATGGCGGGGATGCCCAGGGCGGCGCTGGCTTCTGCGAGGATGATGCGCAATGCGGCGGTATCTTTGGCCTGCGCACAAGGGAGATATACACAGTAGTTAGTTTTCTCGATGCGCACCAGGCAAGGGCAGCCGGTACACTGGCTGCGGTAGCGGTCATCCAGCGGCATTACCTGGTCGTATTGGAAGCGGAGATTGTTGATGGGTTTGCCGTAATGGAGACAGATGCCGACCACCCGCTTGCTAATTTCTTCTGCTTTTTCGCCGCGCAGGGCATCGGCGAGGATACCTGAGGGCTTGATTTCTGTATACCAATCAGCTTCCGCTTTTTTCAATACGCTTTCGGGCAGGTCATACATGGTGAGCAGGGCGCGGGCTGCGCCTTCGCTGAGGTTGGCCGAGGCGAAGCCGGCCTGCACTTCGAGCGGCAGGTTCAGCAGGCGGATTTTGTTGCGCACGGCGCTTTCGGACAGGCCGAAGAGCGCGCCGATTTCGGCGGATGTCTTGCCAAACTCGTCACGGTAGCGCAGCATGGCGCGGGCGGCTTCGATTGGGGTGAGGTCTTTGCGCTGGACGTTCTCGCTGATGGCGAAGGAGAACATTTGCTCATCGGTGAGTGTGCGGAGGATGACCGGGAGATGGGTGTAGCCTGGATGGCCGGTGTCGTGGAGGTGCTTGTAGGCGGCCAGGCGGCTATGGCCAAATGCCAGTTGGTAGGGGGCTGATAAGTCTGGCAGGGTAGCCGATTCGTTTGCGGGGGCGACGCGGGCCATGGGGATCTGCATGAGGCCGTCCCGCTCGATGGAGAGTGCCAGGTCTTGAATGTGTTGTGGATCTTCGGCCAGGCGGGGCTGCCAGGGGTTTGGCCCGATCATGGAGATGGGGATCATGGTGGTCATGGGGTTAGTTTTTACCTCCGAGCAGGGATTGAGACGGCTGCGATTTCTGCAGCTCGGCAAGCAGTTCCTCTTTGGCGGCGTCGATGATGGCATCGATGGCCATTTCAATTTCTGTCTGGGCGTCCTGGTCGTTTCGGGCATTCAGGTAGTTGAAAAATATGCGGTAGGCGTATTCCCGGTTGGTCATAGCAGCATCCTTTTTGTGATCTTACATCCGGGCAGCCGGTACACGATACCGGGGAGAGGGTCCGGGCCTCGTCCGCGCCTGCCTGCCCGTGCTCCTGGAGGAGCGGAGGTGGTTACAAATTGAAGTAAATGCCGTTCATGCGGCAGAAAAGTTGAATGGTGAGGTAAAGCTGCGCCAAGCCGTAATCCTGAACCTGGTCGATTGTGCTCCCGGCGATATACGGGCCGGTTATATCCGCATGGAGGTCTGACATTCCGTACAGGGCGGCCACCTGGTTGAGCGATTTGGTGCGCGGTTCCCAGTTGTAGAGGATGGCCATGAGATCGGTGATTGGATCGGTGCGGTAGCGCGACAGGTTGAGCTGGATGGGGGGCTGCCGCCGGTGGGCCAGCGTGCGGCGGAGGATGTAGGGGATGGCAAAACCGAGGATGTTCCAACCTGCCAGCCGGCCTGAGCAGGCGTTTGCCAACTGCCAGAACTTGCAGAGGATATCTTCCTCGCTGCCCACGACCGCATTTATGGTATGGTCAGCTTCCGGCAGCATGTAGGTGAGGCAGATGATGCGGCCGTAATCAGGGTCGAGCGCGGCGGTGGCAATCTGTTCTGCGCGGCGTTCCTCGATGGCCACGCGGATTTTTTCAGGGTCTTTGAGGTTGCCGGGGGCGGTTGGTTCCGGCATAAGCGGCAGGGCCTGGGGGTTGGCTTCGGTTTGGATGTTGAAAAATAGGCGGTTTTGCATGGTGGTTATCCTTGTGCGGGGGTGGTGTGGGGGCCGACTGTGGAACGGATGGCAACGCGCGCGCCGGCTTGCAGCCAGGCGGCGTATTGAGCGCCGTTGCGGGATAGTTTGTGATTGATGATCTCCTGGGCCTGCATTTCCGAGCTGGCCAGGGCGGATACAATCGGTTCCATGGGGGTGTCGCCGGTCATGGCGATGTAAATGCGGTTGGTGGGTGACGGGAACATGGTGCTGGCTCCTTTGCCCCTTGCGCCAGGCCCATCCTGTGTTGAGGATGGGCCTGGAAGGAGGCTAGAACGGAATTTCGAGCTGGCCGCGCTCTATGAGCGCCTGCCGATAGGCAGTGACTGCCTCGCCGGCGGCCAGGGGGGAAGGGATCATGTCACCGCCGCTATCTTTGACGGGCTTCAACCAGTCCAGCAGGGCGAGGATTTGCGGGCCGGTGAGGTCTTCGGATGACCAAACATCGAACAGGTAGCGGGTGAGTTCCTTGCGCATGGTGGCCGATTCGGCGGCGGGGGCAAAGCACTTTTCCAGCAGTAGTCGTAGCAGTGAGCGCTGTTTTGGCGATGCCTGGCGGCTGGCGTTTGCCTGTTCGCGGGCGCGCATGCCCTTGCGCAGGGTTTCGGGCTGGTAGGGGCGGGTGGAGCGCCCGCCGGCTGCGGGCGGGGTGGAAGGCGCTGGCGTTTCCGTGGAAACGGGGGCGAAGTGGCCGTCGATGGCATCCGCCGGCTGCGGTTCGGTTTCCGGTTCGGGCTGGTCGTCCTCGTCTTCTTCGTCCTCTTCGATGGTGGGGAGGCCTGGGCGGTCGGTGACGGTGAGCGTTTGCAGCGGGCCGGTGGGCAGCGCGGGGGTGACGCCGCCTGCCGCCAGCAGGCGGAGGCGGTTCATCATGGTGGCCGTCCATTCGGGGTCTACCTCGATGTAGATGAGCCATTTCTTGACGCGCTGGGCGCTGCCGTCTGCCATGCTGCGGCTGATGTCGGTTTCGCGGCGGGTGATGAGGATGGGCACGCCGGCGCAATTGCCGCCGTTGAGCACATCGGCAATGCCCTGAACGGCCAGCAGGTTTGCCTCTATGTTGAGACAGTCGTAATAGCTGGTGGTTTTGAGGGTGAAATGGACGATGCGGGTGGCGGTTTCCTGGATGGTGTAGGGCAGGAAGAGCCGGAGCCGGCCGGTGGGTTTGAATTTCAACGTGTATTCACGGCCGCCCTTCTCGTAGGCGATGAAATCACCGGGGTGCCAGGGGGTGAACGGTTCGCCGCCAATGACCTCATACTCGCCACTGGTTGGGCTGCGCTTGACGATGTAATGGTCGCCATCGGCGCGGGCAATGAGCCGGCCGGCGCTGTAGGCTTCGTTCCAGGCTTCCCAGTTCGCCAGGGCCTGGCGGAAGGGCAGCACGGCGCGGATGGCGGTGGGTTGCTGGCTGCCGTAGGCGGTGGTGAAGCCATCGACCAGCGTTTGATCGACGCCGGGATGGAAGACCACGCGGAATTTATTTTGCAGGTCTGCGCCGAGGGTTTCGATTTCGCGGCCGTTTTTCATCATGCGGCCTTTGGGGGCACCTTTGCGGATGACGGCGACTTCGGGGAAGGCTGCGGCCTGACGGGTGGTGGAAATAGGCATGGTGGAACTCCTTTCGCGGGGGTGGTGTTATCCTCTCCCCGGCTCCTCACCCGTTTGCGGGCGAGGAGCGGTCAAGGGAGGAAGGGAAGTGGGTGAGGGTTAGAAACCGAGTTCAGCCAGCAGTTGGGCTTCGGTCTTTTTGGCGGGGGCCGGCAGGACGCCAGCGGATTGCAGATCGGCACGGGCCTGGGCGGCCAGGGCGCGGCCTTCTGCGATCTGGCGGTCGGCGCTGCGAATGGTGATGAAGCCATTGCAGGGGCAGCCGGGGGTGATGCAGTTGACTGTGCTGGTGCGGGTGGTGGGGTCGTAGTGTTCGATGAGCGGTTCCCAACAGTCGGAGCATACACAGTGTTTGACTGTGCGGGTGGCTTCGAGGGGATCAAAAATTTTGGTTGACATTTTACGCCTCCGTGATACACTGAGGGAGAAGTGTGTTCCTCCCTGATTTTTGGCGATCAAAACAGTAGCCGTGCAAGGGCTGCTGTTTTGATTTAATGCAGTTGGCCGGCCGGGGCTTGATCCCGGCTGCTGCGCCTACGCATCGGCCATTACCAGTAACTGACAGTAAGTTCCGGCGGGGTGTATTCGCCTTTACCCTGGTGGATGATGGACGCCCGCGGGTGGATGAAAACTGGCAGCCCAAACGGGCCGCACGGATACACAAGTGGTATAAAATTGAATCTCAGGAGGAACCATGAAAAAGTGCCCGTATTGTGATGGTGAGATTCAAGAGGATGCGTTGCAGTGCCGCTACTGCGGCAAGCCGATCAGCCCGTTACTTGCACCTGAGCCTGGGAGCAATGGGGCCAACTCGACGAGGGTGGCCGTTGTTGTGTTGCTGCTGGTGTTTCTGGCGGCCGGGGTATTTCTTTTCCGGCTTACGCAGAGCAGCGCGGCTTCCGTTCCAACCCCAACGCCGGGACCGACCGTGCCCGTTGTTTTTGTGACGCTTTCCTGCGGCGGCGAGTGTGAGAAGATCAGCCTGTGGAAGGCGCCGAACGATGTGCATTTGAGCGGCCAGGTGCCGAGTTTGTGCACTGCGCGGCAGTTGGACACCAGTTATTCCGGGGGTATGACCTGGTATCTGGTTGAGACGGGCGGGGTTAGGGGGTGGGTGGTGGAAGATTTTGTGAAGTAGTTGTTCGGGGTGGCGGGAAGACCGCCACTCTTTTTTTTGCACCCTGATGTGGGTGCGGTGTGCTGACCAGCCCTCGGAACTTCCACCGGGGGCCTCGTTCTGCTGTCGGAACACTGGTCAGGTTGTAAAGGTGCTATATACGGTCATTTGTATATAGATTATTATACACACCTGTTTACAATGTGTCAAGACCCAAATATAAATACCCATTGACAAAACGCGTCATGGGATGGATAATAAATGCAGGAGGATACATGCCAGATATGTTTTCGAGCGGAACCTTTCGACTGAAAGGCCGCGCCTTGCTAACACTCGGAAGTTGTGCCGAAAACGCGCATCAACTATCTTTGCGCAGCCGTATGAGCTGGCCAACCATTTCCAAGTACATCAATACGCCGGAAAAAATATCCTCGATTTCTATGGATGTTTTGGCCGGTATTTTGATCGATGGGTTGGGGATGACGCCTGAACAGGTGGCTGATATGCGGTTCGGGGATCTCTTCGAGTTTGTAGCGAAACGGGGCGAGGCCGAGTAGGAGAATCGAAAGAGCCGCTTACGCGGCCCCTCGAAAAAATCTATGCAATCCTCGATGTTCTTATCCACCGCCCGGATCGGTTGCCAGACTTATCGGGCGGAATAGACCAAAGGGAGGTCAGCTCATTTCTTTCTTTGCACCTTACAAACCCAATACTGCTGCTATCATGGACTGTGAGCGCGAAGGGGCTCGAACCCTTAACCAATGGCTTAAAAGTTGAGAGCCGGCAGCGTTGAAACTGCCGGCTCTCTTTTTATTCTTTTCCGAGTAGCTCGTTTACCCAACTGTGTTGATTATGCAGTGCGCGCAGTTGGGTTTCGCTGACTCTGCCGTAGATGTCTCCGGTGATGGTGACTGAGGAATGCCCAGCGATCTGGCTGGCGGCCGGCAGGCTCATGCCGCTGTTGAGCATGGCGCGGATGGCGCCGTGCCTGAAGGAGTGCGGGTTTGCGCGTTTTATGCCTACCCGGCGGGAGATGCGGCGGAGTATTTCACGCAGGCCGGAGGTGGTGAGCGGCTGACCGGATTTGTTGGTGAATAGGGCGTTTACCCCTGGCGCTGCCTTTCGTTCTGGTAGGTAGACAGCCAGCGCCTGGATGGTGGCGTCGGTGAAAAATACGTGACGGTATTTTCCCGATCCGCCTTTGCCTTTTTCGTGGACGGTGGCCATGCCCTGTTCGAAGTCGATATCATCCAGGGTGAGGGATGCGATACCACCCACCCGTGCGGCGGTGTCGCAGAGGACGAGGATCAGGGCGCGGTCGCGGGGTGTTTGAGCAGCTTCCAGCAGTTTGAGTACATCACGGGCGGGGATGCTCTTTACCTGGCCGGGGCCGCTGGGAAGCTGGGGCAGTTCCAAACGGGCTGCGGGGTTCGTTTCTGTGTAGCCTTCGAGGAATAGCCAGCGAAACAAGCGCTTTGTGCTGCGCACATACTGGTGTATGGTTGCCGGGGCGAGGTGCTTTTGTACTGGTGGGTGGCTGCTGTTGCAGTTCTGGTAGATGCCAGTGCGGTTGACCAGGGAGCTGCGCCATTGGCGCAACTGTTGAATGGTGATCTGGTTGACCGAGCTGTCTGGGCCAAGGAAGGCCAGCAGGGAGGGCAGGCGGTCGTGGTAGAAGCGTACGGTGGTTGGCGCAAGAACGCCATCCATTGAGCAGTAGAACAGCTCAACCGCTTCCTGCATGGTAAGGTACTGGGTTTGTTCGGTGTTCATGTTCCTCTTGAGTTTAATGATGTTCGATTGTGTTCTACAAGCGGGTAGATTTTAATCATTTTCAGGTGAATGCCTTGGAGGGTTGTATGTCGGAGTTTATTCCTAACAGTTTTCAGGTGCCGAATATTTATATTGATCTCTTTCTGGCGTATTTGACGCCGGAAGAGTTTAAGGTTTTGATGTATACGATTCGGCGGATACTGGGATTTGAAAGCAAGCGCGGCAGCCGGCAGGATCGGATTTCTTTGAGCCAGTTCTCTGGTGGGATTGTGGCGGCCGATGGGCGCGCGCTGGATGAGGGCACTGGTCTGGGAAAGCAGGCGGTGCGGAATGCCCTGGATGGGCTGGTTATGTATGGGTTGTTGGTGGTGCTGGAGCCATGCACCCCACGGGAGGCGCCGCTGTATCTGTTGCAGACTGACCCCAGCCAGGTGGATATGGCCGGCCTGGAGGCCAGGCGGCAGGCGGCGGAAGCGGGGAATAAGCGCCGGGTTGAGGCCGCCCGGCAGGCTTCGCGGGGTAATGAGGGGTCTGTGGGACAGAACCCTGAAAGTGCCCCAGGGGTCTGTGGGACGGAACCCCAGGGGTCTGTCGGACAGAACCCCAGGGGTCTGTGGGACGGAACCCCAGGGGTCTGTCCGACAGGAACACAAAAGATAAGAGAAATAACAGAAGAAACACCAGAAGAAATTAAGACGCGCTGCGCTGAAGAAAAAGCCATGGACGTACTGGATGCTGATTTGAAGCTGCGGGCCTATTTGCGCCAGATCGTTGATGCTGGCGTTTACAGCCGGCTGGTGGAGCCGCTCAGGTTGGTGAAGTTTGATGGGCATGTGCTGGTTTATGCGGCGGCCAGCAGCCAGGCGGCCGAGGTGGCAGAAGCGCGGTTGGGCAGCGCAGCGCGGAAGTTTTTGGCGCTGTATGATGCGGATGTGAAATTTGTGCGGGATGATGATGTGCCGGCAACGCCGGAAGAGTTGTGGGGCAGGGTGGCCAGTGAGCTGCGTTTGACGCTGCCCACGGCGGATATTCCGGTGCTTGAAAATCTTCGCCCGGTTGGATGGCGGGAGAAGACGCTGGTGGTGGGGGCGGCGAACCGGTATTCTTTGCAGGAGGCCGTGGCACGGATTGGGAAGCAGATGGGGAAAGCTGTTGGCAAGGCCGGCTTTACGGTGGCGTATGAGGTGGCGGCATGATCTACGGGTACATCAGGGTCAGCACCGATAGGCAGACCGTGGAGAATCAGCGTTTTGAGATTTTGACATTTGCCCAGCGCAATGGTTTTACGGTGGATCGATGGATCGAGGAAACAATCAGCGGAACAAAGTCCTACAACAAGCGGCTACTCGGACAGTTGCTTAAAGATGTTGACAAGGGCGACCTGATTCTTTGTGCCGAATTATCCAGGCTTGGGAGGAACCTGTTTATGATTATGGAAATCTTGAACATCTGTATGCAGAAGGAGTGCCGCGTTTGGACGATCAAGGACAATTACCGGTTGGGCGATGATATCCAGAGTAAGGTTCTGGCGTTTGCGTTTGGCCTTTCGGCTGAAATTGAGAGGAACCTGATCAGTCAGCGTACCAAAGAGGCGCTGGCAAGGAAAAAGTCCGAGGGCATGATTTTGGGACGCCCAGTTGGACGTGCCAGTAGCTGCTATAAACTTGATGGAAGCGAAGCCTTTATTTTGTCCTCCATGTCGTCTGGTCGCTCGCAGGTAAAAATCGCCAAAGATCTCCACGTCAACCGGAACACCCTGGCATCTTTCATGAAGCGGAAGGGAATACAGCATGGATGAATCAAAGTTCGCCGCCGATAAAGAGATACTGGTTGGTTTTTTAATGCTCGCTGTGCCTTTGCAAATTTTGGAGATTAAAGCCGGAAGAGTGCCACTGGTTATTCCCCGCCCAGATCTGGCGACTATATTGGGCGAACATGGAGACGTGTTGTTGTTCGGCGGCAAAGGAGCCGGTAAAGCAGCCACCGCGCTGGTTGAGGCTATTGCTACTTTGTCGTTTGCGCCGGGAGGTGTTACGGCGTTCGGGCTTCATTTCGAAACGGATGGAGATATGATCTGTGGATGAATTGTACAAAAAATTACTCGAAACTTGCGCTTATGCGGGAATATCGATTTTGAACGATGAGCATTGCGCGAAATTGTTGGCGGTTGTGTACGCATACGCCACGGAGCAGATCACAGCCAGCCCGAAGATTTTGGCGGATGTTGCGTATGCTCAGCAGGAGTTCGGACTTATAGGCGGGGAAGAATTGGACGCCGGTAAAATTGTTTTGCTGCAAAGGCGGATTGACGAGCTTCGAAAAGAACCGCGCCCTGTGTGGGTGGCGGAAATCGAATCAAGATATAAGATAGTGCTTTCCCAGAGCATGAATCAGATTTTGGCGTGATTGTTTTCGGGGCCAAATCGTGCTATATTTGTTCTATGGAGGTGTTACCGGTGGCTGCAAGTGATGAGGTGATGGAATTATTGACCCCCATGGAAGTTAAAAAACTGGCGATTGCACTGCAAGCGGTGCAGGAGAAAGGCGGGTGGGGGGGAATTACCGTTGAGGTGAAACGGGGGCGGCTTGATCGCATCCATGTGGATTTTTGCATCCTGGTGCGTGATTCCAGCCCTGAGGACGGATAACCGGAAAAAACCGGACAACTGAATTGATGACTCACGAGGCATAGATCCCGGAGTGGAACACCCAAAAGAGGGTGTCGCTCCGGGTTTTTTTTATTACCGAAAGGAGAAAAGGTATGTCTGAAGAAGGTATCCAGTACGATGTTTTATCCACTGAGCCGCCATCCAGGCGGGCCATGTGGGTGGAGCTGCTGGTCAGCCGCAAGTTCTGGGCGGCCGTGGTGGGTGTGGTGGCTGTATTGATCGGCGCGTTCGTGCCGAACGCCAGCCTGGATGTGGAACATGCGGTTCCGCTGCTGATTGTGTTGGCCAGCTATATGCTGGGGGTGGCCATTGACCCGGGGCCTGGCGGCTGGCGTGGGGTGGTGATGAGCCGCAAGTTCTGGACGGCGGCTTTTGGGCTGGCCGTGATCTTTATGGATGCCTTTCACCTGGCGCTGCCGGCTGGGATTACCAGTGACCAGCTGGCTCTGTTCGCCGCCCTGGTCGGTGCTTATATCGGCTCCCTGGCTGTTGAGAAGCCAAAATGGATTCGGCAGTAATTGTTGCGCTGGTTGGCTCGGCCGGGGTGCTCTTTGGGGCTGTGACTTCGGGCATGTTCCAGCGCAGGAAGATTTCTGCGGATGCTGCTTCAGCGATTGCTGAGGCAGCATCTACCATGCTGACCCCGTTGACAGAGCGGGTGAAGGCGTTGGAGGATGAGCGCGCCGGGTTGATCCGCGAACTGAGCGCTTTGCGGTGTGACATGGACGACATGAAGCGGAAAGTGGCCATGCGGAACCAGCGCATCAATGGGTTGGAGGTTGAACTGCGCAGGAAGGAGGCGCGCATTGGCGAGCTGGAGAGCAGGGTGCATGAGCTGGAATGCGAGGTTGATAAATTGCGTGACGAAAACAGCCGGCTGAAAGGAGATGGGTAAATGCCGTTTTTATGGCCTGTGGAAGGTGATTTTGTTGTGTTCCAGTCGTTTGGTGAGCACCCTGGGGATTATGGGACTGCATGCCGGGCGGACGGCAGTCATAACGGGCTGGATCTGGCTGTGGTGGTTGGCAGACGGGTTTTTGCGGCACACCCTGGTGTGGTGAAGTTTGCCGGCCTGGATAAGACCGGATATGGGCTGTGTGTGTGGCTGGAAGGTGAGCAGGGGGCGGGCACGATTTACGCGCATTTGAGCGAGATCTCTGTGCGGGTGGGCGAGATGGTGCATGCTGGGGCGGTGTTGGGGAAGACGGGCAATACTGGCAATTCCACCGGCCCACACCTGCATTTTGAATACCGTACACGGTTGAAGGATTGCAAGACTTGCGCCGACCCGCTGCCGCTGATGGGCATTCCGCCTGTCCCAGTTATCCCAGCTACCCCCGTTTCTGCAGAAACGTTTTCCGCTGGTGATGTGATCAGGGTGGGGGATGATGAACTGAATCTGCGGCCGGTTCCTGGCACTGAGCGCGAGCGGCTGGGCCGATTGCGCCCTGGCACGACTGGCAAGGTGGAGCGGGTGCAGGGTGTGTGGTTGCAGGTGACTGTGACTGGCTGGGTGCACAGCGGTTATGTAAAGCGGGCGGGGTGATGGCCAAGCGGACTGGTAAACTAAGCTATCGGCAGCGGGCATTTCTGGAAGACTACCTGGCTACATGGAATGCAACCGAGGCAGCGCGGCGTACTGGATATGCTCACCCGGATGTGCAGGGGCCGAGGATGTTGGTTAATGATGGGATTCGGGCTGCGATTGACGCTGCGCTGGCTGAACGGTGCATGAGTGCGCAGGAGGTGCTGGACCGGTTGAGCAACCAGGCACGGGTGAACGCAGCCCAGTTCTTTATCTTCTCGGAGCACGGCGAGGGGGGGGAGGAGGAAGGCCGTGTGCACATGGCGGGTATTGATTGGGCGTTTTTCCGCGATCACGGATATCTGGTGAAGAAGCTGGGGTATACGCGCGATGGGCGGCCGGTGATCGAGTTCCATGATCCTCAGCGGGCGCTGGAATTGCTGGCGCGGCGGCACGGGCTGCTCGTCGATCGGCACGAGCACAGCGGGCCAGGTGGGGTGAAAATACCGATTGGGATTGAGGTGGTGCAGCCAGATTCATCTCCCGTGATGGATGAGGGGGGCGATGATGACGAACCCTAAACCGCTGGTTGAGCTTACGCCGGAGGGAAAACTGCGGTACAACTTTCACCCTGGCCAATGGCAGGCGTGGGATGCAGAACAGCGGTTTATCTTGTTGCTGGCCGGCACCCAGGGCGGGAAGACCGTTTTCGGGCCGGCCTGGTTATTCCGGGAAATTCGGCGGCGGGGGCCGGGGGATTACCTGATTGTGACCCCGACCTATAAGCTGCTGGAACTCAAGGCGTTCCCTGAGTTTCGGCGGCTTTTTGTGGATATGTTCCGCCTGGGGCCAATGGGCAACCAGCCGCGGAAGTTTACTTTTTCGGCTGACGGCAGTGCCAGGATGTTTGGCGATCGGTGGGATGGAGTGACACCCACCAATGTATTCTTTCGGCCATGCACAGGATCCAGACAGTCTGGAAAGCGCAACGGCCAAGGCGGCCTGGTTGGACGAGGCCGGGCAGAAGAAGTTCCGGCAGGGATCATGGGAAGCCATCCTGCGCCGGTTGTCTATTTACGAGGGGCGGGCGTTGATTACCACCACGCCATACGATCTGGGGTGGCTGAAGCAAAAACTTTACGACCCGTGGAAGGCAGGGCGCAAAGACATTACAGTCGTTTCCTTCGCGTCGATTATGAACCCTGCGTTTCCACGGGGCGAGTTTCGGCGCGCGCGGCGCGACCTGCCGCCGTGGAAGTTTGCGCTGTTTTATCTGGCGCAATTTACGCGGCCGGCGGGTTTGATTTACGGCTGCTTCGATGCGGAGCGCGATACCTGCAAGCGGTTTACCATTCCCAAGGAGTGGAAGCGGTACATCGGGCTGGATTTTGGCGGCGTGAACACGGCCGCGCTGTTGTATGCCGAGGAGCCAGTGAGTAAGCGGTTGTATCTGTATCGCGAATACAAGGCGGGCGACCGGACAGCGAAGGAACATACGGCGGCGATTTTGAAGGACGAGCCTTTTCCGGCGCTGGTGGTGGGCGGCAGTAAGAGCGAAGGCCAGTGGCGCAAGGAGTTCCGCCAGGCGGGGCTGCCCATCCGCGAGCCGGATCAGCCGGATGTTGAGGTGGGGATCACCCGTGTTTACGGTGCCCATAACCGGCATGAGATTACGGTTTTTGATGATCTGGCAGGGTATTTGGATCAGATAGCCAGCTATAGCCGGCCCGTGGACGCCAGCGGGGAACCCACAGAGGGCATTGAGGATAAAGAGATTTACCATTTTCTGGATGCCGAGCGATATATTGTCGGATATCTCAACCGGTCGACCGGAGATAACAGCAGAAATGACGGGGAGAACCCGTTGTTTTAGGTCCTATTTTGGAGGGAGTATGCCAGCATATACCAGTGATTTGGATGAGTTCTCGAAGCGCGCATCTGCGGAGCTACTGGAACGCCGGCTGAATTACAGCCAGTGGTGGGATTACTATGAGGGGCGGCAGAAAAAGTTCTTGAAAACCCGCGAAGGGGAACCGGATTACAACGTGGTTGTGAACCTGTGTGCGCGGGTGGTTGATCAGAGCGTGAATTTCATGGTGGGTACAGCTCCATCGTTTGACCTGCCAGGCGACAGCGAAGATGTGCAGGTGGCCGAGGCCCTGTTGCAGGCGTGGTGTGATCTGAACGACTGGGGGGAATTTTTGACCGATCTGATGACCACCTCGGCGGTGTGTGGGCATGCCTTTGTCAAGCTGATTCATGAGCCGGAGCTGGGCAACGTGCGGCCGGTGGTGCTTGACCCGGCGCTGGTGTGCGTGTTTTGGGAGGCGACTGACAAGAGCCGTGTGCGGGGGTATAGCATCCAGTGGTCTGATGTGGTGAGCGGGCAGGTTGTGACCTGGCGGGAAGATCACCGGCAGAATCAGTCAGGCGGTTGGGATGTGTTGACCTATGTGAGCAATGGGCAGGCTGGGCAGTGGACCCTGCAGGGGGAATCTGTGTGGCCGTATCCATTCCCGCAGGTGGCGGACTGGAAGAATCTGCCCAATCCGCGGGGGTATTATGGGCGGAGCGACATCGAGCGGGTGATTTCGCAAAACGATGCGTACAACTTCCGGCAGTCGAACACCAATAAGATTTTGTACATCCATGCCCATCCGCGCACGGTGGGCATTGGGGTGGATAAGACCGAGATCGCGAAGACGGGCATTGACGGCTTCTTTACCATCCCGGAGGGCGCCAGCGTGCAGAATCTTGAGATGCAGAGTGACCTGGAAAGCAGCCGGAAACACGCCGATGATACCAAGGCTGACTTTTTCAGCGATGCCCAGACGGTTGATTTGTCGACCGTCAAGGATAAGGCCGGCGCGCTGACCAACTTCGGGCTGAAGTTGATGTTTGCTGAGGCGCTGGCCAAGAACGATAAAAAGCGCATGCTGGCCGGGCGCGGCCTGGCGGAGCTGGCGCGGCGGGTGGGCGTTGTGCTCGGGTTCGCGTGGGATGGTGCCACCGTGGTATGGAGTGATCCGTTGCCGGCGAACCGTGTTGAGCAGGTAGCCAACGCGAAGGAAGAGATTGCCATGGGGATTTCGAGCCGGCAGACGCAATCGGAGCGGTTGGGGTATGACTGGGAGCGAGAAGAGCAGCGCATTGCCGCCGAGAAGTCGGCGCAGCAGGCAGCCATGTCTGAGATGCTTTTGAGCGGCCTGCGGGATGCTGGCGGCGGAGCCGGCCAAGATGAAGACGACTGAGATCATTTTGGCGGTGATCGACTGGCTGAATGGGGTAGGGATTGGGGTGGAGCTGGCCCCGATCTATGAGCGTGGCAGGGTGCGGGTGTGCCTGATACTGGATTGCCCGTGGGAGGGCGGTAAATGAGCAGTATATACCAGGTGATGGCTGCCTATAATCGGCAGTTGGCGGCGGATGAGGCAGCCAGCAGCATGGAAATGGCGCGGCGCTGGATGCAGGTGGAAAGCCGGCTGCAGGGCGCGTTTGATGCGCTGCTGGAGCAGGTCAGCACACAGGGGGCTAAAACGCCCTCTGAGATATTCCGGCTGTACCGTTACGATCAACTGATTCAGACGGCGCAGGGTGAGATTGGGCAATTTGAGGCGGCCGCCGGGCGTATCATCGGCGCGCAGTCTGAGCGCGCCATCTCGCTGGGGTTGGAGGCGGCGGTACGGTCGTTGTATGGAGACAGTTTCTTCGTGCCTGGGGTGAATCGGGGCGCACTGGCCAACATGATTGGGGTGTGTGCGGATGGCAAACCGCTGTTTGATCTGCTGGCAAAACGAGCGCTGGCCGGTGTTTCCGTTGAGGGGCTGAGCCAGGCGCTGGTGGAGGGGATTGCATTGGGGTATGGTCCGCGCAAGGTGGCGCGGATGATGGCCGCTGGACTGTCGGCCGGCCTCAACAAGGCGTTGGTGATTGCACAGACTGAGCAGGTGCGGGCGTACCGTGAAGCCAGCCGGCAGCAGTATGCGGCGATGGGTGTGCAGGAATACCAGCGGCATTGTGCCAAGAGTGACCGGACATGTGTGGCGTGCCTGGCGCTGGACGGCAAAAAATACAAGATTGGGCGGATTATGGATTCGCACCCGCGCTGCCGCTGTTTTATGGTGGCGCTGCCCCCGCCGGGGTGGCAGCCAACAGGGGAGCAGGAAGAACGGGCACGGGTACCCGGAGAACGGGCACGGGTACCCGGAGAACGGGCACAGGTACCCGGAGAACGGGCACGGGTACCCGAAGAACGGGCACGGGCGCAGGAATGGTTTTCTGGGCTGGACGAGAAGCGGCAGCGTGCTATTTTGGGGGATCGGCGGTGGGAACTCTATCGAGATGGTAAACCGCTATCGGATATGGTGCGCATCAAGGAGCATCCCATCTGGGGGCCTACGATTGGAATAAAGAGGCTTGCATAGCAAGTAAAAATGTTCTATACTGATATTAGCTCACGAGGCATAGATCCCGGAGCGGCACCCATTTGGGCGCTGCTTCGGGATTTTTTATTTTTATTACGTCCACTGGACGGCAAAAACAGGAGAAGGCAACAATGGCAGATGTCGTCAATAATCAGGTAACAGATTCCGCCGGCACTACGGCTACGCAGCCGGGCAGCGATGCGAATGCGGTTGAGAAGAAATTCTCGCAGGCGGAAGTGGATCAGATTCTCAAGGAACGCCTTGAGCGCGAAAAGGCCAAGGCGGGCGAAGCGGCGAAAAGCGCGCGCGAGAAAGCAGAAGCGGAAGCCGCGGCCAAAAATGGCGAGTGGCAGAAACTGGCCGAGCAGCGCGAAGCCGAGGCCAAGCGCTATCAGGCGGAATTGCGCGAGGAGCGTATCCGGCTGGCAGCCGTGCGGATGGGGATCTCTGACCCGGATTATGCGGTTTACCTGGTGACAAAAGCAGGAGAAAACGCTGATGCCGAAGCGGTGTTGAAGGAATATGCCGGCAAGAGCGCCCCGACGGGCGCCAAGGTGGGCGCTGTTGCGGCTCCCATGGCCAGCAATCCGACCAACCCATCGGCGGCGCCGGCTGTTTTCACCCGGTCGCAACTGCGCGACCACTCTTTTTTTGAGGCCAACAAGGCCGCGATTATGCAGGCCGCGGCTGAGGGGCGTATTCGTGACGAGTAAAGGAGATAGGCAATGCCTAATGTAACCCCGACCAGTGCCGCAAATTTCATCCCTGAAATTTGGGCGAATCGTGCTCTTGAAATTCTGCGCGCCAATATGGTGATGGCCAAATTGGTGCTGCGTGATACGGATGTGGCCAGCTTTACCCAGGGCGATATCCTGAATATTCCCATCCCTGGTACGCTGGTGGCGAACGACAAAGCCGCTGGCAGCACTGTGACCTTGCAGCAGCCGTCTGATGGCACGGTAGCTGTTACGCTGAACAAGCACAAGGAAGCCAGCTTCCTGGTGGAAGACATCGTGCGCGCCCAGCAGAATCAGGAAGTGATGGATCTGTATTTGAACAGTGCGGTGATTGCGCTGGCTGAACGCATTGAGACTGACCTGTTTGGGTTGGTGCTGGATGCTGCCAATATCGGCACGCTGGGCACCGCTGTGGTGGGGAGCGGCATTCGCGCTGCCCGCAACACGTTGAACAAGCAGAAGGCGCCGGTGAGCAACCGCTACATGGTGCTGTCTTCGGACGATGAGACCGCGGTGCTGGGTGACAGCACCCTGGCTACGTTCTTTGCCAATGCGCGGCCAGATGCGGTAAGCCGTGGCGCGCTGGGGCAGATTTATGGCTTTGAGACGTACATGAGCCAGTTCACCCCGTTGGGCTGCAAGGTGGCTCTGGGCGGGGCAACGGGCGGCACGTTTACCCTGACCTTTAAGGGGCAAACCACGTCCGCGCAGGCGTATACCGTTTCGGCGGCTACGCTGAAAACCCAATTGGAAGGGTTATCGACCATCGGCTCTGGCAATGTGGATGTTGCTGCTGTCAGCGGCGGATTTGAGGTGTGGCTGAAGGGCGCGCTGGCTGGCAACCATGACCAGATTACCGGCTCTGTGGCCAGTTTGACCGGAGCCACCAACCCGGCTATCACTGATGTGAACTGGAACCCGGCGTTTGAACGCGGCGCCTATATGCTGGCCATGCGGGCGCTGCCTGCGCCTGAACCCAATACCGGCGCTCGCGCTGTGACGATGCGCGACCCGGAAAGCGGGCTGGTGGTGCGCGTGCTGTATGCCTATAACCCATCGTACCTGGGGCACCAGGTGACGGTGGATGCGCTGTATGGCGTGAAGACGATCCGCGCGGCCAAGGCTGTGAACGTCAAGTCGTAATCACCTGGATGAAAAGCGGGGTGGGTGGTCAGATTATTGGTGCTTTGCTGACCGCCCACCCCTGGGTTTGGAGGGTATATGGCGATCAGCGCGAGTGACCTGACCCGATTGCGGCGGATGATTGCAGATCCTGCGCCTGGGGATTTCTCTGATGGCGAGTTGGGAGAGATTGCGGAGCGGTACCCGTTGATATCTGGCGGGTATGATGTGCATGCGATTGCGGCCGAGGTGTGGGGGCTGAAAGCGGCCGCAGCGGCCGGTGACAGCGAGCGGTTTACCTCGGACGGCAAGACGTTTGACTTTGGTGCCATACAGGAAAAGGCATTGAAGATGCGGGCCTTTTATGCCCATCAGGCCAGCGCAGCGTACAACCCATACGGCGCCGGCGTGATGACGCGAGGGGATATCAGCGATGAAGCCCAATTTAACCCGTTTGCGTAAGGCTCAAGAGTCGATCCTGGATTTGACAGCAACTGTTTACCGGGTGACACTGACGCCGGATGATGTGGGGAATCTGTTGGAAACCCGTACCACGGTGGGCACCTATGGCGTGACCCTGGGCGCGCCGGCCAACGAGGGGGAGCGCGAGATTGCCAAGCGGGTGACTGCGGCGGCCTCGTGGTATATGACGCTGCCGCATGGTGTTGATATCCGGGCGCTGGATCAGGTTGAGGTGAGTGGGCGGTTGTACCAGGTGATTCACTCGCTGGATGTGCTCAGCTTTGATACTGCGCTGCGGGTGTTGGTGGCTGAGGTGAGGCTGTGAGCGGGTTCAACCATTTGCCGGCAATCATTTCGGCCATGGGGCGCGACCTGGCGAATGCCGTAAAAGCCGGGACGGTGATGCTGGAGGGGGAGATCAAACAGTCGATGGGGGATGAGAAGCACGGCCTGTTGTATCCGCGCAGGGGTGGGAAGGCCCATCAGGCCAGTGGGCCGGGGGAAGCGCCGGCCATTGATACCGGCGCGCTGGTGAATGATTTCAGCATCCGCAAGATGGGAGACTATGAATGGCAGATATCCACCCACCAGGAGCAGGCTGCTGCGCTGGAATTTGGCCGGCTGGATGGGACGATTCAGGCGCGGCCGTTCATGCGGCCTGCAGCCCGGAAGAAGAAGGCGGAATACATGCAGATGCTGCAAGCGGCGTTGAATCGGGCAGCGCAAGCCGGAGGCGGGTAAATGTCTGAGTTGGATAGTGCATTTACGTTTGTTCGGCAGTTGTTGAAAAATGACGCCACCCTGGCGGCGGCAGTGGGCGGGCGAATCTATGAGGATCAAGCGCCAGACGGCGAATCGCCGGTGTATCCGCTGATTATCATCGCATTTGGTGAGCCGGACGACATGACCGGCGTGAACGGGCAGCGTTGCGGCGTTTCCGTGGAAACGCTGGTGTATGTGGTGGGCAAGGGCAGCTCAACCGCTCTGCCCC